ACTGGAGTTGGTGCTGGTGCTGGTGCTGGTGCTGGAGTTGGTGGTATTGGTGCTGGTGGTGCTGGTACTGGCGGTGCTGGTACTGGTGCTGGTACTGGTTTTGGAGCAGTTGCTGGTGGTGGAGATGGAGCTAACACTGGTCTTGCGGAAGTGGCTGCTGCTGGTGGTACTGGTACTGGTACTGGTGCTGGTTTTGGTGCAGGAGGAGCAGCAGGATCTGGTAGTGCTGATGCAGGGACAAATTTAAGTGGTTCTTCTGGAACTGGACTAACTGGTTCTGGACTTAATGTATTTGGTGATGGAAATGTGATTGATGATAACGGAAATATAATATATGGAAACCCAATAAATACTCTGGGCGAATATCCAGTATATCTGGAAATACGTGACGTTTATATTTCAGATCCTGGATTTGATTATCAACCGGGAGATAGTATAAAAATATCTCCTAGTAATGGAGCATTAATTAATCCAAAATTTGATGAATTGGGTTCTATAATTGGAGTAGATATAAAAAATGGTGGACTAGGATTTAAGGATATTCCAGAAATTTTCATAGAATCTCAAACCGGATTTAACGCAAAGCTGATTCCTATATTCCGAGTAAATAGAATTGGACCTCCAACTGCAGAAAATATTGCCAGAAATAATCAAAAGGATGCAGTTGTTTCTGTACTAAATTGCGTGGGAAAATTTAATGTCTAAAACGATTAATTATCATCAATACAGACTTGGAAATGACCATGGTGAAATAAGGTTTGGTCATGTTCATGATGACGAAGTTCTTTGTGGATTTTTAGTTAGAACTGGTGAAGATGGTGGTCGCCACTACATGCAAATGGATAGTAGTGGAAGTGTGGAGAATGGAAGAAAGGGTGGAACAATATTTTCATCCCCAGGTTCTCACCAAATAATATGTGGAAAAGATATTGAGGGAGAAAATCCAGCATTTTTTGTACATGCTGAAAATGGTGATATGATTTTAGCTGCTCCGAACGGGAGAATTAGAATACTTGCCGAAAATATTGATTTAATTTCTACTGGTAGTGATGGAGAGAATGGGACAATAACGATAGATGCTAATGAAAAAGTAATTGTAAATGCCCCAATTATTAATGTCGAGTCAAAAGTATTGACAAAAATATTTTCAGAAAAAACAGTAAATGTAATAGGTAAAGCAATCTTGGATATATATGGTGGTCTAATTGATTGTGCTGATGGTGCAACAAAAATTAATGGATCTAAAGGTGGTCCATATCCAAATGAGAGTCGTTTTAGATAAAGTAAGATGAAAGTACCAGATTTATTTGTAGGAAAAAGATTTTTTTGTGGTCAAGGAAATCCAATAGCTTTAGGAGTTGGTCCTGTAGAAGCACGAGGTTCTGCTTTTATTGAAGGTCCAGTAATCATGGGAAGTGCAAGCGCATTTCCAATTGTAAATGCTACTGTGATGATTGGACCCAATGTTAATTCAGAATCTAGTGTTCCTGTTGTTCTTGGTGGTTTATGTAGACCTTTGAATAATCCATACTCACTTTGTGTGAAGGGTGATGTTGCGATATTTAATAATTTGGATCTTCAAGGAAATGTTGTTGCAGGAAATGACATTGTTGCTCAAGGAGAAGTAATGTCTCGTTGCGGAGTACATATTCTTTCCGCAAAGAAGAACTTTGATATTCCACACCCAACAAAAGAGGGGTGGAGATTGAGACATACTTGCCCCGAAGGTCCATCCAATGATGTTTATGTTAGAGGAAAACTAAAGGGAGAAAATATTATAAATCTGCCAGAGTATTGGAAAAAATTTGTTGATGAAGACTCCATCACAGTTTCAATTACTCCAGTAGGAAGAGTTCAAAATATTGTAGTAGAAAAGATTGAAAATAATAAAGTTTATTTGACATCGGAAGAATCTATAGAATGTCACTATCATATCTTTGCCGAAAGAAGTGATGGTGAAAAATTAATTCCAGAATATGAAGGAGATTCTCCTAGCGATTATCCAGGAAATAATGACGAATATTCAGTCTCTGGATTCCATTATGACACTAAGAGGTAATTAAATGGCAGATGATAAATTTGTAGAACAAAGAATTGGAAAAAAGAAGTGTATAGGTGAATGGGGAGAATTGACTCCAACAACAGATTGGAGATATCCAATGTATCCTTGGACGGGAGATGCTGATTATCCGTCAGATGCATGTCCATTGTATCGGCATGATTATGTTCAATGTACCGATTTAAAAACTACCGCTGTTGGTTCACTCAATACTAAAGCAGCTGTTTGGGATTCAAAAAAATCTTTCGATATTCCACACCCAACTAAAGAAAATTATAGACTTAGATACATTTGTTTAGAAGGACCTTCTGCAGAAGTTTTTTACAGAGGAAAACTTGTAAATGATAGTGTTATTGTTCTCCCGGATTATTGGAGGGGATTAGTTGATCCAGAAACAATTGGAGTAAACTTAACTCCTCTTGGTTCATGGCAAGAACTTTATGTTGAAAAAATTGAGTGGGGTTCTAAAATTATTATTAAAAATAATTCAGGTTCCCAAATAAATTGCAACTATGTAGTCTTTGGAGAAAGAAAAGACACTGCAAGAAATATCCCAGAATATCCAGGCTTGACACCAAACGACTATCCAGGAGATAATAGAGAATATAATATCAATGGTGTTTGATGAACTATAAAATACATGAACTTTTTCCTCTTGTTGTGTATCAAGGTGATGTAAAGTGCCATCAAGAATTTAAAGAAAAAAATTTAGAATCTTTAAAAGAATATTGGTTTAATGGATATATTAATGAGAGTCCAGAATATTCCGGACGAATTTTTGCACATCATAATTTAGAATATAAAGTATTTTTTGAAGAATTAAGAACTCATATTGATAATTATTTTGATACTTTATTAATTGATTATTCGAAATTGGATTATCATGTAATTAAATCTTGGGTTGGATGCCACTTTGATGATGAAACACCATCAGTCAAACCACATACACATAATGAATCCAATTTGAGTTTTGTATATTATACAAATACTGATGAGACTTCTGATAAATTTTGTGTGGCACAACAACAAAATAAAAATGAATCTGTGGGAGATTTATTTCAAACTGCAATTCAAAGAAATTTAATTACAGGATACAACAAATATAATTGTAATGTCTATACCATTACTCCAAAGGAAGGAAGTATGGTAATTTTTCCAAGTAACATTGGACACTTTACTCAAAAATTTACCAAACGAGAGTGTGAAAGAGTAGTGATTGCTGGAGATATTAGAGTAACTTTGAAGAAAGAATATGCAGATTACCATCAGGGTTCCACTCATCCATCGCAATGGTTAGGTCTTTAAAATAAATACATGTAAATTATTAATTTTAGTATGGAAAATACAATTTTTACAAAACAAAGCAATTTATTGTTTGCTCGCGGAAAAGTCTTTGGAAATTCTGTAATAGAGTTACCAGAAGAATGGGAAGACAGAATTAATCCAAAGACAATTACAGTCTTAATCACACCATGTGGTTCCAATCAAAATATTTCAGTAAAAGTTGTTACATCGAAGGAAATTAGACTTCAATCTAATAGTTCTCTTCCTATAGAGTGCTATTATCACGTCTACGCAGAAACTAAATAACTAAAAAGCGTTAAAAATGGCATATCAAGGTATATCAACTGGGTCAGCACCAAATGATGGGACTGGAGATAGTCTTTTAAGTGGTGCTAGGAAAATTAATAGCAATTTTGAAGAAATTTACAGTGCCATTGGTAATGGGACAAATTTAAATTTCTTAAGTCCTCTCCAATCAAATATTCCAAATGCAGTTGTTGCTGGAACTAACATTACCAAAACTTCAGTTGCTGGTGGAGTTCAAATTAATGCTGCTGAGCCATCTTTAAACTCAAGTGCAAATGGCAGTAACGTTAATATAAATCTGTCAGGAACGAGTGCATTAGATACTATAATTGTAACTGCTGGAAATAACATTACTGTCGGATCTATAAGTAGTACTGGATTTACTATAAATTCTGCAGAACCCACATTAACTTCAAGTAGTAATGGTAGTAATGTTGATATAAATTTGGGTGGAATTGACACTCCAAATACATTAACAGTAACTGCAGGCGATTATGTTACTATTGATTCTGTAAGTTCTTCTGGATTTACCATTAATGCTAATGTTGGATTTAGTACGGTAGTTACAATAGTTTCTGGAGAAACTAGAGGATTAAGTTTGTCTGAAGATAATGGTCTGTTTATACTGGAAGGACCATCATCAACAGCATCACTTTCTAATCTTTTTCCTGTAGGAACAAAATTTACAATTATTAGCAAAGACCCAACAAATGTACTTAATAGATCTAACGGAACATTAATAATGGG